CATACAGTAAATAGCGCTGTATAAATTCTTAAGAATAGCTGGGGTTAGCTTCATACTTGATGTATTTTGCCCCGAAATTCGTATTCACCTGTATTTTCATTGCTGACCATGATTAACTCTGGCATCAACATACGCCCTTGGTCAAATGAAAGCATGACAAAGCCACTACGCCAATCTTTAGGGCCATCCTCACAGTATTCAAAGGTAGATGACATAGGGTCGGCAAGACACCCTGTTTGCACACCCCAGTAAGTGCCTTGATAATTGGTAATAGGTGAGGCACAAAGAACATGGGTATGCCCAGTAACAATATTGGTATTACCAGCAGCCAATAAGTTTGAATAACCAGCAGTACGCCCACCTTTTACTCGATGCTTAACTACTGTATGTTCTCCAATCCAAAATGACCAGCAAGTTTCCCAATGAGGAAAATGGTATTTAAGGCTAAACCCATCTACACCACTATATTCAGGCACTTTGTTTACTAACCAGGACTCATAACGCATATCATGATTGCCTAATGTCCAAATTAAACGGCAGCCAGCAGGTCTAACCTTTTCTATTTCATCTAAGTGGTAACGGCAAGCATTTAATTCTTCTAATACTGTAGGTTTTTGGTCAAAGTTAATAGATGGAAAACGGCTAAGAACTTGTCCATCAAACGCATCGCCATTACAGATGATGACTTCTGGCTTAAACTCTTTAATCATCTTTAAAAGGGCTTTAAATGCTACTGTAGTGGTATCAGTAAAGTGTGCGTCTGAAAATACAATGACTCGCTTTACTTTATCAACATCAATACCTCTGCGAACATTATGTGCAGCTTGGTCTACCTTTTTAAGGTAAGCTGGGTTTTGGCTATTAAATGTATCTAATTTAATGCCAAGCCTATTTTCTATTGACCTGCGCCTAGCCATGACATTTCTAATTGCAATTCCGTTTACTCTAGCAAACTCACCAGGACTTCCTAGCTGTCTCCAAGAAGCAATCCATTGTTCATCCGTTAAACGATTACCAGCCATTAAAAATCCCCTATAATCAATAAGTTACCAAATACTAACCTAAAACATGACATTCGCCAAAAAAGTAGATAAAAACCAAGCAAATGTTGTAAAAGCGCTACGAGATTATGGTGCAGATGTCCATTTATTGCATATGGTAGGTGCGGGTATACCCGACTTACTTGTAGCTTATGAAGGACACACTATTTTAATGGAAGTCAAAGATGGTGCTGATAAAAAGTTTACCCCTGACCAGATTAAGTTTATTGCTGGTTGGAAAGGCGGCCATTTATACAGGGTAAATTCTAGCGAAGAAGCCCTAGATGTTTTAAAATCATTAAAACTGGAGTAATTCTATGAATGATAATGTAGCTATTTTTGCCGCCACTTTGTTGCACTCAGCCACCAATGCACATTTATTTCATTGGAATACTGATTCTTTCAGTAAGCACATGGCTTTAGGCACATATTATGATGAGATTGTTGACCTAACAGACGCTTATGTAGAAGCCTATATGGGCGCTTACGACAAGATTACGACTTTCCCAAGCGTATATCACCAGCCAAAAGACCCAATTAAATATTTACAAAGCCTGCAAAAGTTTGTAAAAGAAGCTAGAAACGATTTGCCACAAGACGAACAATTATGCAATTTAGTAGATGCTATTGCTGATTTAATAGATTCAACCACTTACAAACTACGCTTTTTGAAATAGGAATACATCATGCCAATGGACAAATCAGGGTCAGCCCAATTAGTAGGTAAAAACTACAAAACTGAAGTAGCTGCCGGTAAGCCTAAGAAACAGGCATTGGCAATTGCATTAAGTGAAGAACGCACCCATGCTAAAGGCAAGCGCAAAGCTAAATTAGAAGCTGCTTACGAAAAATACATGAAATAATGATTAGTGTAATTATGCCTAGTTATCTAGGTAATTACCCTAATGCTGCAACAAACAGAGAAGAAAAGCTACCAAGGGCAATAGAGAGTTTTCTAGCCCAAGAAATAGGTGAGTTGATAGTGGTAGCTGATGGATGTGAGAAAACGGCTGAAATAGCCTCTAAATACCCTGTAAGACTTGTTAATATAGACAAGCAACCGCCATTTAGCGGAGCGCCAAGAAACATAGGAATATTAGTAGCTAAATATGATTACATTGCTTATCTAGACAATGACGATATGTTTGGTGCTAATCACTTAAAGTCTATTGCAGACAATTTAGATACCGATTGGCTTTATTGGAATGATTATGTAAACGGTAAAATGCGCCCAGTATGGTTAGAATTTGGTCACATAGGCACTTCAGCAATTGCCCATAAAAAAGATTTAGATTGCGAATGGGGCGATGGTTACGGGCATGACTGGCAATTTATACAGCAACTAAAGCATTACCCTAGCAAACGCATTACTGCTAATTATCAAGTGATGCACATACCAGGAGTTATAGACAAATAATGTTTATATTGCCTACTTACAAACGCCCAGAAAGGGTAAAGAAACTCATACAAGCATACAAAGACACTAATGCAACTGTGCCTATTTATGTCATTATTCAAGGAAATGCCCAATTATACGAAGGGATTGAATACCCTAATACATGGACTGTAGAAGTATTAGAGGACAATATTGGTTTAGTTGCCGCAACAAATTTAGGTTTTAAAAAATTCCCCAATGAAAAATGGTATGGAATTATTTGCGATGACCAAGTACCACTAACCCAAGAATGGGACAAAATACTATTAAAGCTAGTAACTGATTGGAATATTGTTAGTACAGATGACACTTTAAACAAAAATGATTGGCGATTAGCTGGTATTCCTATATTTGGTGGTGAATTTATTAGGGCTTGTGGATTTATTATGCCACCTTGTACATGGCATATATGTTCTGATGATTGGTACGAATTGGTCGGCAAAACCTGTGGCAACTGGATTAAATCAGAAGCCCAAAGCACCCATATAACCCCTGAAACCACAGGAATAGCTCCCGATGAAACTTATAAAACTTCATATACTGACTTTGACGGTCAAATGGCACAGTACAAACATTGGCTAGAAACACATGGAAATCAATTACTTGATAAAATAAAGAAACATTTTAAGGATATGTGATGGATTACCAACGCAAAGACAGTAATTACAAAGCCAAACACGGTAAAGAACCCCAAGTGCTACATCCTACTAATATTGCCGGTAAAAAAATGACTCGCAAAGAAATGCTATTTAAGGCCATGAAAGAAAAGAAATGAAACACATGACTAGAACCTATAAGAAGGAAGATGCCATGTTGCGCCCAGCAAAAGAATCAACGCTTGAAAAACAACAAAAGAAGCGTCAAGACCATAATCCTCCATTAGAGTTAGACGATAGCGGTATTCTGAATAAGAAAGCTAACGAAAGAATGAAGCGTAAAGAGGCTTTATCTAAAGCTATGAACAAGTACCACGACCCTGACATTGTGGGGTAAATTGTTGTAGAATTAAACCCTTACAAATCAACTACTTGAGAATGTATGGAAAATAAAGTGTCGAAATCTGTTGAGAAGAACTTAAATAGGGCTGGTCGTAAGGCTGGAGTGCCTAATAAAGCCACTACAGAAGCCCGTGAGGCTATTAAAGCCTTACTTGATGCCAATATACCTTTTATTCAATCGTGGATTCAGAGTACTGCAGAAGGCATATTTGACGATAAGACAGGAAAGTTTATTGTTCAGCCTAATCCAGCCAAGGCTTGTGAGATTGTCCAGAACCTAGTTGAATACTCAGTACCTAAGTTAGCAAGGACTGAAGTAGTAGGTGACGAGAAAGCCCCTCAACGCATGGTGGTGTCTTGGAAGAAGTCCTAGATATTGAACTAGATTACTGTCCAAGGGCAGTATTTGAAGATTTCCACGAAAGAACACAACGCTGGGCTGTCATAGTAGCGCATAGACGCTGTGGTAAAACTGTTTCTTGTATTAATGAATTGATTTATAAAGCATTAATTGAAAACAAAGAGGATGGAAGATATGCGTATGTTGCCCCTTATTACAGCCAAGCTAAAAACATTGCTTGGGACTATTTGCTTAGGTTCTCTAAACCAGTTATGGCAAAAGCTAATCAAAGTGAACTCTGGGTCGAA